TTACAGAGATGAAGGCATTGAAAGTGCAATGAAGCAAATCGCCTATGACCAAGGCGTAAGTAAACAGGCGTTTGAAAGTATCGTTAAGGGATATTACGATAAGATAACAAGTGATATTCAAGCTGGCCGTGAAGCTGGCGAAGCCGAACTTAGAAAAGAACTCGGTGATAAGTATGACGAAGAAATTAAAATTGCTCAACGGTTCTGCGAATCGTGTAGTGATGAGTTTAGAGAACTAATAGAGACATCTGGATTAGGTAACAATCCAATATTTATAAAAGAATTTATTGCCAAAGGTAAGCAAGTCCTCAGCGATAAGCTGATAAAGGGTGAAGCTACTGATGGCAAAGAAAAAGAAGGTTACGTTCCTCGGTATAAAGACAGTCCTGAAATGTATCGCAACGGTGATGATCCCGAAAGCGTAAAAGCTCGTGAGTATTTCAAAGCGCGAGGAATTCAATACTAATCTCCTAATGGATAAAGATTGGTATAGTAGTCTCAGGGAACTCGAAAGAGCCTGAGTGCATGAGTGTAAGCACTCCATTGGCTAAATGTGTTTAGCAAGTAGCAGCCCTTATGGATAACTCCTACGTAAACAGAAGAAATCTAACTATTTTTAAGGAGTAATCTAATGGCTACAGCTGTTGATTTAAACCAGCGAGAAAATATGTTACTCGCAGCGAAAATGACACATAATCAAGAGATTATAGATGTCGCAGAAGTATTAAATGAAACAAACGATGTTATTTCCGATGCTATTACGCAGCGTGCTAATGACATCACATCACACGTTATTGCACGAAGAACCGCACTTCCGTCAGTCAACTGGGTAAAAATTGGTAACGGTTGGAACGCAACCACCGGTCTCTTGGATCAGGTTCGTGAAGAGATGGGTATGCTTAAGGCAAGGTATCAGTGTCCAGAGGACGTAATGAGGCTTCAACAGAACCCGGCTAAGTTCAGACAGCAGCAGGAACGTACCTATATTGAGAGCATGGGCCAGAAATTCTCGAATACGCTGTTTGGTGAATTAAGCCCAGCAGCAGCGCCTCCGGAAGAGTTTGCAGGACTCCAGCGTAGATATGCTTCACTTTCAACTGGTTCGAGTTATGTAATTAGTAATGGAAACGACAGTGGAAGCGATAACACATCTGTCTATTTTGTACAGTGGAAACCAGGTGGCGTTTATCTGATTTACCCTCGTAACGCCGAGGGTGGTGGAATCAAGAAGAGCGACAAGGGCTTGCAGCTTGTGTCTGGCGACAATTCGGTGGCTTCTACAAGCGCTACTATGAACAACCCAAGTTATCAACTCTGGGCTTATATTACTGAGTTTAGCTGGGATGTTGGTCTTTGTGTAGAGGATACTCGTTGCGTAAAACGTCTGTGTAATATTGATAGCGTTTCGACCGAGACTCACACTCTTGATGAGGATAAGATTATCCAAATTAGGAGCAACTTTAAGGGTAACGATACGATTTACATGTATTGTAACGAGACTGTGTATACACAGCTTCAGATTCTCGCCAAAGACAAAACAAATGTCCACTGGGGAGAGAATAACCCGTTTGGTAAACCTCAACTGTATTTCCTCGACATGCCTGTTCGTCGTTGTGATGCTATTACTAACAAAGAAAGCATAATTTCTTAAAGGAGAAAAAAATGAGTTTATATGACGCAATGTTTGAATTCAGCGACGATCAAGATATAACAGCCACCGCTGTCGGCGACAAATATATTGATTTCCAGAGTTCTGATTTAGAAATGGGTGCTGGTACTCCACTATATCTGAATATTAAAGTAGGTGATACCGACTTTGATAGTGGCGCAGATGACGGCACATTAGCAATATCGCTGGTCTACGAAGGTACAGACCCTGTAGATACAAGTTCAACAGCATACTACACTTTGGCTACATGGGCAGAGGCAAGTATGACGGCAGGGACTACTCTACTGTCTATGGCTCTTCCTGTTGATTTCGATAGAGAGCGGTATGTTGGCTTGCTCTATACTGTGGCTGGTAGTGGTGACTTCACTGCTGGAAATATCGATGCCTGGATTGGTAATTCTTCCATATCCTCAAGCTTCGACACTCAGGTAGACGAGTCTAATATTTAATTTAATGGGGCGGGTTTCGGCTCGCCCCTTATTTTCTAAAGGAGAAAATATGTCTCTTACAAATAGTGCTGACAATCCTCGTAATACCTTTCGAAATGGATATGCGTGGAGCGGTCACGATACAAAAGATAAGGCCACGAAGTGGGCGCAAGACATAGAAAATGGTGTCGTAAAAGATACTGCCTCTGGTCGTGGCCCAAGTCCTGAGTTGTGGCAAGATTGTGATTGGGGTAATATGGCATCTGGCAATGGAGAAGGTGTTGTCTACTTCAATGATTACGTTGGTAGATTGGGCGGTGGACAGCAGTCTTTAACTGGTACGTCTACTACTGAAATCTCAGATTGGATACAAACAGAGGTTACGTCTGGTCTAACCGCAAGGAGTGAAATAGTTGGAGGCGCTTTACGAGTAAGTTCCGAAGCCCATGCTTCTGCTGATGATGGCCTTACGGTTATGTATCGAGCTACGCCGTTTGTTCCTTCTGATGGAAAGACTATATGGTTTGAAGCCAGAGTAGCGATGACAAATATTGACGCTGCTGCTGGCGCAGAAGACCAGTTCTTTGTTGGCTTATGTAATACTATAACATCGGCATTGCCATCTGGTGTAATAGACGATACAGTTGATAAAGTTGGATTTTTCCATCATGACGGTTCAACTACTGCAACTATGTCTTTTATCACAGCAAAAACAACGGTAGAAGATATAACCACTTCGGCTGCAACTGGGCTTGTTACTGGTAGTTTTGTTAAACTTGGGTTCAAAATAGACTGGGTTGACAGTGTACAGACAATTACGCCGTATGTTAATGGTGTGGCTGGCACGGCACATAATACTGCAACTAAAGTACCAACGGCTGGTACTGGACTTGGTATTTGTTTTGCTGCTGTTTCAGAAGGTACTACCACGGCTGTATTAGATGTTGATTGGGTAAGGGTAGCACAGCTTAATTAAGCGAGGTAAACATGGCAACGCAAGTTCAAATCATAAATAGAGCTTTAATTAGACTTGGCGAAGATCGCATCAATACTATTACAGACGACACTGACGTGGCTCGCAAAGTTACCGCTATATACGATTCTGTATTAGAGACTATCACGGCTGAAGGCCCCGAAAAGGGCTGGAAGTTCGCACGTAGAACATATCACGGCATAGATAGAGACTCTTCGACTATTACAGCATTTGCTCAGGCTTCAGCTACTACAACAACCGTAACGGCATCCCACACACTTAAAGCTGGTGATATGGTTACTGTTGACGGGACTACAAGTTATGATGGAACTTATGACGTTGTAAGTGTAAGCGGAACTACCTCTTTTGTTATAACTGCAACTTATGTCGCTAATGACGCAACAGGAACGGCTTACTGGACATCGGAAAAGTATTCGTATCGCTATGAGATACCTGACTGTTTGCGGGTTGTATCTGTACAAGCTGGTGGAGCAGAGTTGACTGACTGGATTCGTAGTGGTTCGTATATATTAACTAATCAAGAATCAAGCGAAGTTGACATGAATATCGTCGAGTCAATAACAACAACAACTCTGTTTCCACCGCACTTTATTAAAGTTTTGTGGCTGTCTTTAGCTATTGAGTTAGCTTATGATGTTATACAGAGTTCTACTCACACCGAGAGGTTAATAACAGAGCTATATGAGATTGTTCTACCAAAAGCAATAGCAATGGACGAACAAGAAAAATACGAACAAGAAACAGATACCAGTTGGATTGACGCTGGTATTAGATAGGAGATATTATGGCGGAAACCGTAACACTAACCGATTTAAGAAGTAATACGAGGGAAAAGCCTGTTTGGCAAGCAGTTTTTTCACAAATGACATGGGCTTCTGGCGGACACGCTAAAGTAACATCTGCAACCGCTGGAATAAACGGCGAAATTAAACAAATAATTTGTACGCCAACGCAAGCTACGTCTGTCGCAGACCTTACATTTGATGTAAATCTTTATGATACTAATGATGTCCTTATCGCGCAATTGGCTGCTGCACTTGATGATGAAGCTGGGTCAACATTATATAGCCAAAGTGATTTTAGTACAGCGGCGTTGGTTGATGGATTTTATCTTACAGTTGACCCAAACAAAGATCCAAGCACCAATGGAACTGCTTTTGATATTACGGTACGAGGAACATGAACCTAACCACAGTAGCTCATCAATATACTATAGCCAGAGCAATCGGCGCTGCCGATAGTACATTCTCTGACAACTTAACGACTAAAGGCGATTTCGCTAATATGCCAGATAGTGCTGTTGACGTAAACAAGAGTCTGACTAATCAGATAATAGTTAACGGCTTGTCGTTTATCTTTGGTGGTGTTACTGACAACAGTGAGTTTACGTGGAAACTGTATGGCTGGAAGAACACTAACGGTCCTGCTGAGTTGGTAGCAGACGGCACGGGCATTATAGGTTCACAGAAGATGGTCAAATACCCGCATAACGGCGTTGAGGTTGCTAATGTTCTATGGGCTGACACTTTGGTTGTATCAAATGAGTACTGGTTCAAAGAGGTGGAGGCTACTGCTTCTGGGAACAATAGTGTTTCAAAGATTTGGTTGGATGCCTGTGGCTATCGCTACTGGTTTGTCGAGATACCTACATCAGATACAAATATGTGTGTGTACTATGGATATTTCTAAGAAAAAAGGAGCAGGAAAATTCCTAAAACCCACAAGATAATACAATCATTTAACGGCGGCGAAATATCTAATCTCATGGATCAGAGAATCGACCAAGAGAAGCACAAAATGGGTTGCCGTACGATGGAGAACTTTCTGCCTTTAATATATGGTGGTGCAAAAAGAAGGTCGGGAACGCAATATGTCGCAACACAAAATGACTCTGACGCAGTTGCAAGAGTGGTAGGGTTTGAACATTCCGTAGATGATACTTATGTTCTCTTATTTGAGAATCAAGGTATCAGAATGTATACTGGTGGAAGTACTCCGGCAAGGGTAACTCGAACGGCGACAGATATAACAGACCTTGACGGGGATGGCTCTACTGCAACAGCTACATCTACTGACCACGGCTTACTTGTTGGTGACATAGTCATAGTAGCAGGTACTACGAGTTATGACGGCGAGCATGAAATCTTAACCGTTGCAGATGACAACACTTTTACATTTGCTACTACTAAGTCAACTACAAACGAAACTGGCACGGCGTCTTGGGGTGGAATAGCAACTCCGTATTTAACGGCGGACTTATTCCAGTTAGATATTAAGCAAAGCGCTGACGTGATGTTCATTGCTCATGGCGATTACGAGCCAAGAAAACTGTCAAGAACCGGCGACACTAATTGGACCCTGGAAACTTTAAGTATTCAGGACGGGCCGTTTAGAACCCAGAACGATGACACCACGTCAACAATAGCGGCAAGTGCAACTACTGGCTCGGTAACCTTAACGGCCACAAAAGATATATTCGCCACAGGAACTACGGCTGGTCATGCGCCAAGTGGTTCGGTGACTACATCCAAAGCAACCACCGGTTCACTATTCCAGATACTTCATTCAGTAGACAAGGACACTGGTGACCAAGATTTAACCGGTGCAACTCAGCAGACTACCGATATGTTAGTATATAAGGGTTCAGATTGGGACTTTACTACTCAGGGAACTTGGACTGGCACAGTTAAATTACAGCGTAGTTATGACAATAAGACTACGTGGGAAACTGTCGTTACTGTAACAAGCGCAGATAACAAAAATGTAGTTACTGATGGTAGCGAAGAACACGCGGATGCTTACTATCGCGCCTATATGACAAGCTATACGTCTGGCACGTGCACAGCAAGGTTCGCAGTAAGGAATCCGGATAATATTGGTATTGTACAAATAACGGCAGTTACTAACTCAAAGAGTGCTACTGCTACGGTATTATCTACATTAGGCGAAACTACTGCTACATCGCGATGGTCTGAGGGTTCGTGGAGTAACTATAGGGGCTGGCCGAAAACAGTTGATATATCAGCAGAGGAAAGACTTACTTTTGGCGGTTCATCGTCAAGACCCCTTACTATATGGGGAAGTGTAATAGGAGACTTCACTTCATTCAAAGCTGGGGTTTTAGATAATGATGCGATTATATTTACGTTGGTTGGAACTGGTCAGCAGAATACAATATCGTGGATGGCTCCAAAGGCGGCGTTAATGATAGGTACTATCGGCGGTGAACACGCTCTTGGCGCTACGGACGACAAGGAAGCCTTAACACCTACAAACGTACAGGCAAGACTACAAGCAACTTATGGAAGCTCTAATCCACAAGCAAATATTGTTAATAACGCAATCCTCTTTTTACAACGTGGTAACAGAAAGATACGGGAGTTAATATACAGCTTCGAGGATGATTCATATAATGCAGATGACCTTAATACTTTCGCAGAGCATATAACCAAGTCTGGTATTACTGATATGGCATTTCAGCGCAATCCTAACCCAATGTTGTATTGCGTAAGAAATGACGGTCAGATGGCGGTTATGGCTTACGAGAGAAGCCAGCAGGTTAACGCTTGGGCAAGATATGTTACAAATGGTGAGTTTGAATCTGTATGTGTTATTTACGGTGGTTCTGGTGAAGAAGATGAAGTTTGGGTTACTGCCAAGAGAGTTATAGAGGGAAGCACGGTAAGATACTTAGAGAGATTTGCAAACCAAGAATATGATTTTATAGACGAAACAATGATGGTAGACTCTGCTACCGTGGTAGAGTCATCATATGATGCGCAAAATATAGATTATATATCATACGAACTCTCATGGGACGAAGGTGATTTCAACGAAGGCGTATGGCATTAATAGAAAGGAATAAGCATGGCAGGCTTGCCGAATGAAGAAAGCCCAAAATCATGGGGCACTAAGTACAATGAATACTTACTTGTGGAACATAATAGTGACGGTACACACGCAGAAATAACGCCAGAGGATATTAAAGCCAAAAGCCCTTGGGCTGATGTAAGAGCTTATGGGGCTACCGGGGACGGCGTGACAGATGATACAATCGCAATAGCCGAAGCCGTTGCAACTGGGAGTAATGTTTATTTCCCGGCTGGAACATATCTAACAGATGGTTTTTCGGCTGCTGAGGCAGGTCAAATGTTCTTTGGCGATGGTTATGAAACAAGTATCTTACTGTCAAACTCTGCCGATAATATGCTAACGATTGACGGCAAAAATAGGTGCATTGTTAGAGACTTGTATTTCAAGGGCGGAACTGCTTCTGATAGTAAGACGGGCAATAAAGGGATTTTTATTGATGGTTCGTCTGGTAGAACACAGATTAAGTCATGTCGGTTTGATTACTATCTTGAGGCCGGTATATACAATGATAGCGATTCAGGTGTCCATTGGGTCAGTGATTGTACTTTCCTACATACCGTTATAGGTATATATATGGGTCTGAATTCAGGCGATTCGTATATCGTAAATAACGATATTGGATGGGCGACAACTGCGGCAATAGATAGCCTTACGGGTACATTGCGGATTATAAATAACAGTCCGTATAACAGTGGCGTGGGGATAAGGTTTGACTGCTCAGGTATTTCAGGTCAGTCGTTATATAACAATAAAATTATAGGCAATTCATGCGGCGACAATACAACTGGTATTGAGATCAAAGGCAATGACTACCAGTTTGTACGCTCCGAAATTTCTAATAATGACCTTTGGCTTAACTCTACGGGCGCCGGCGTTGGCTTAGCCTTGGATAGTGTTTCTTACTTATTGATGACCAATAACTCTTTTCAGAACTTCGAGGGAATTGCGGTTGATATTGACGATTCACACAACATACTTGCCTCTAATTTTAGATTCCGAACATGCTCATCGCATCAGTTGGCAATCGACAATGTTGACGACAGCGTTTTTACCGATTTCTTGGTTTCCAACCCTGGGGCCGTTGCAGGTAATCTTTATGTTATATACAAAGAAAACGACCCAACAAGGTGCCAATTTGTGGATTGGACAATAGAGACGGTTCAGACTAATTATTACAAGGTTACTAATACTGGTGGTTCAGATAATATATATCGCAACTTCCTGTATGAAAAAGAGAACGGTTGGGATGCGGGATGGTATGACGCCTCTGCTGTTGTAAGCGATCTAATAGACTCCGATGCCACATCTATTATTCACACCCTTAAAGACGATGCTACTCCATCTGTTTGCGGCTCAGACACGGCGGGAGAGGGTCCTTCTAATTTGTGGTTGACTGGCGGCACTACTACAATTACAGATTTTGCTAATGGCTATGCAGGCCAAATAATTACAGTGATAGCCGAACACTCAATAACCATCACAGACGGAACAAACATTTTTCTTAGCGGTTCAACTAACTGGGCAATGACAGCAACTGATACGTTAACGCTTATATGTAAAGCTGACGGTAAATGGTACGAAGTTTCTCGTGGAGACAATGGTGCATAATGGCAGATTTAGTAATTTCGATAGCTAATCACGGGTATAGTGACGAAGACCCGGTTTACGTTTCTTGGCTTGATAATATTTATTATGTCGCAGATAAAAATAACTATCAGTTTAAGTTGACAACAACGGCTGGCGGAAGTACTTATTTGCAATGGACAGAAAATATAGTCTCTGGATATATTAGAGAGGTTGATGAGACATCGGGTGTTAAGACTGTAACAGGATTAAATTATTTAGAAGGCAAAAATGTTTATGTAACATCAAACGGCAGATTAGTTGGCGAATATCCTGTTTCTAACGGTGCAATAACAGTACCTGAATTTATTTTTACATATGCTATTGGGCTTAAATATACTTCATTATTGCAGCCTATGAAAATAGACCTTGGCGGACTCGGTTTGTCTGTAACTAAGAAATTATCCAGGGCGGTTGTGAGTTTACAAGAAACAGTAGGTGGTGAAATAGGACCTAATCAGCAGAATCTTGACAAGATAGTCTATCGCAAAGTTGGTGAGGGCGGAGAGGAATATCCGTACTTCTCGGGCGATATTGAAGTTAAACTTCCGGGTGGTTATTCGCGTCAAGGTGATATAATGATAAGACAGGCAGAGCCACGCCCCATGACCGTTTTAGCTTTGAGCATAGATGTTGGAGCGAATGACGATTAACTTTCGACAAGCAACACAATCTGACATAGAGTACATGGCCGAAAACTCTATCAATAAAGCAGTTGACCGTAAGCAGTTAGATGTAATTGATTACGTCTATACCTTAGAAGATAAGATTCCACTATTAGTGGGTGGGTTCAGAATGATAACCCCTACTACAGCTTGGTGCTGGATTGACGTAAGTAAAGACGGCAGGAAAAGAATAGTAAAGTCATATCGGGTAATTAAAGAATGGATTGACAAGTTTGCTAAGAACCATGAGATTAAACGACTACAAGCATTTATAAGAACAGACTATCCCGAAGCCATAAGGCTTATAGAACATTTAGGATTTGAAAAGGAAAGCACCATGAAAGACTTCTTTGGCGATAGTAGTGCATATATGTATGTGAGGCTTATATGATAGAATATATAGAACGTAATGGAATAATATTCC